GGTCAAGATACTAACCAGTTCTTGGTTGACTCAGCTTTCGGTTCTAAAAATATTTCAAACCTATTAACTGGTTCTCCTAAGTCTATTCAAGTGACAGCAAGTCCATCCTCTCAGGTAAACATTGCTGTACAAGGTATGACTAACTGGTGGGAATTAAGATTCGCAGTGACTGCTGCATCTGGTGATGTTATTCTAACATCTGCTGGTACTGGTGAGCAATTATTTGAATTAGCTGCAAACGAAGGTGCATACGATGGTGTGTATGGTATTGCTTCAGTTCCAACTGCTACGACCTTTACACTAAGTTCAGAGTTCCAGATTCCTAATAGGGTAATTAGTTTTAATGCTGCGACTAAAGTAAACAGTGGTACAGATAAAATTACACTAGGAACACAATCACCATTCGTTCCGCATAACTTATATCCTGGAGAGCAGGTCACTTATGCTAATGGTGGTAATGCCGACATCGGAGTATTTACTGATGTATCTCAACTTTATGTTATAGCAAATAACTCTATTGATATTCAGTTGGCATCTTCTTATGCTTCAGCTATCGCAGGAACTGCTCTTAACTTAACAGCAACTTCAGGTACTCATACTCTTACATCTAACTCTCTTGTTAAAATGACTAAAGGAGATGGTACAGTTGATTTCGCTAATGGCGGAAACATGGTCACTGGTGCTAACACTACATTCTTAAAAGACTATAAGAGATTCGATAAAATTTATATTATCGTTAATGACTTAATTAGAGCATTTACTGTTGACGCAGTTATGACTGATGGTAAAATGAGAATACAAGAAACATTCCCAGGAGCAGGAACTACAGTTGAATACTTTAAAATTACTCAGCTATCACTACGACCTGATGGATTCGCACTACACAAATCATTCGATGGTGGTGTAGATATTACTGCAGGAACTTCTCCTAATAGTAAGATTGTAAGACAGTCTCGTAAATACTTTAGATATCAGTCTGGTAAAGGTATTCAAAACTCATTCGCTATTAACTTCTCACCTGCGAAAGTTTTATCTTCATTAACTTATGCTTCTTCTGGTAATGTTGTTACAGCTATTACTCAGGAGCCACATAACTTAGTTGTAGGAGATAGGATTACTGTAGAAGGTGCAGAGGTCACATTAGGAGAGAACTTATATCTAGGTACATTCCAAGTAGCAACTGTTCCTAACGCAACAACATTTACTTATGTTGCTGCTGGTACTATTACTCAAACAAAAGCTGCAGGATTCCCAGAATATTATAGAGAATCTTGGAACGACTCGTTCGTAAGAGCAGGTATGTTTGATGACCAGAATGGTTTCTTCTATGAGTACGATGGTCAGAAACTATATTGTGTAAGACGATCTTCTACTCTACAGATTTCAGGTAAAGTAAACACTACTGCTAACTCTCAGGTTGTAACAGGTATAACTACTTCGTTCACTACTCAGTTGGCTGCAGGAGACAAGTGTTCAATCAGGGGACAATCATATCAGGTTGTTGCTGTTGACTCTGACCAAAGAATGATTATTCAACCTGCTTATAAAGGTGTGTCTGCTACGAATGTTAAAATTACTAAAACAGTAGATGTTAAAGTAGCACAAGAAGACTGGAATGTCGACCCATGTGATGGATTAGGTGATACAGGATTTAACTTAAATGTACATAAAATTCAGATGGGTTATGTAGATTATTCATGGTATGGTGCTGGTAAAATTAGATTCGGTTTCAAAGATAGAAATGGACATGTACACTATAACCACGAATTTATACACAACAACAGATTAAACGAATCATACTTCCGTTCAGGAAACTTGCCTGGAAGATATGAGATTGAAAATGGAGATGCTCCTTCGTCAGCACCTACACTATTCCACTTCGGTACATCTATTATTATGGATGGTACTTTCGACGACGATAAAGCATATCTATTCTCAGCTAACAGTAAACCGATGGTATTTAAAGCAGGTGCTACAACGACCTTTACTACTGATGCAGTATCAACTTTCGATCTAGTGACACTAGATAATAAGAGGGTATATGTTTATGCACTACCTTGTTCAGAAGCAGAAGCACAAACAGTATCAGTGGGACAGTTAATTAAAGATGCTGAAGGAAGAATACCTAGTGATGCTCTAGCATATGTCACTCAGGTGATTGTAGATGGAGCAAACTCAAAAGTATTTACTTCTTATCCTGCTACAGCTAATCCACCAGAAACTTCTACTTATCCGAATGTTACATCAGGTGTAACAATAACAGTTGGTGAAAATGCTTATTGTGGTGGAGCAGTTGATATGACTAGACCACACCCACTAATCTCTATTAGATTAGCACCATCAGTTGACTCAGGATTAACAGGATCTATCGGTCAGAAAGAAATTATTAACCGAATGATTTTATCATTAAACAACGCAGGTGTAACAACTAATAAAGACTTAACAGCATTCTTTATCTTGAATGGTTTACCATCTAAGTTAGATTATAGTAATGTTCAGAACCCTGCTCTATCGCAACTTATATCTCACGATACAGGTGATACGATACAACAAGGTACAGTGGTGTTCTCACAAGCTGTATCATCTGGTTCATTGAACATTGACTTGACATCTTTGATTGATATGGGTAATAGTATTCTGGGTGGAGACTCAGTATTCCCAGCAGGTCCAGACTTGATGACATTAGCAATACAGGCGAAGGATACTTCGGAAATTACTGCTTCGTCACCATTTATTGTATCTGGTAAATTATCATGGAAAGAGTCGCAAACATAAGAGGACTCTAATATGGCATATCTCGGTAGAGAAATATCTTTCGGAAGTTTTGAAAAACAAACCTTTGCTACTAATGGAGCAGATACTAGTTTTACATTAAACTTCCCAGCACCTAGAGAAGAAGCATTATTATTAGTTAAAGATGGTGTAGTACAGAAACCTGGAACTGCATATACTTTATCTAATGGTGGTGTAACAATTAATATAGCAGGAGGAGCATTAGCATCTTCTATAGATTTATATTGTGTATATCTAGGAAAAGAACTTACTGTTCAGAATGTCACTGACAACAGTATTACTCATAATAAATTATCTACTCCGATAAGACAATCAGTTAAAACCGATACTACTGTTATCGGTACTAATACAAACCTTGTAGCAACTAGACATTATTTTGTAGATACTACCTTAGGAAGTATTACTGTCACTTTCCCTGCTTCTCCCTCGCTTGGAGATACTATATATGTCTCCGATGCCTATGGTACTTGGGATACAAATAACTGTATCGTAAACCCTAATGGCGAAAAAATAAATGGAGCCACAGGCAACTCAACTCTATCTTCAGAGTACGACTCAAAAGAATACATTTATATTGGCGGAACTGCTGGTTGGCGAACTGTATAATCAACTAAATAGTCATAAGGAGATACTTAATGGCTGCAATTACAGATATATTCGTTGACCAAGGAACAGACTTTACACTACAACTAAGTGTAGTAGATACTGTGGGTACAGCGAAAAACCTTACAGGAGCAACCATTACAGCTCAAGCTAGAAAAGATTTTACTAGTGCTAATCCTACTGCGACATTTACCACAGCTATAACGAATGCTGTTGGTGGTATATGTACTATTTCATTATCTGCAGCAACTACTGCTGCGATAAAAGCTGGAAGATATGTTTACGATGTAAATGTATTTGATTCAACTAATACTACTATAAGAGCAGTAGAAGGATTAATGACAGTTAGACCAGAGGTGACAAGATAATGCCTGATGTAAAAGGTAGCATACAACAACAAGAGGGAACTAATCCCACAGTACCAAGTACTGGAACTCAAACTACTACATCTGTAACAACAGGTACGAGTAGTCAAGCAACTGTATCTACAGTTGGAATACAAGGCACGAGTGGTACTGCTGTAAATTTAGAGCAAGGTCAGAATGTAGATACTACTACTGATGGCTTAGAGAATGGATCTATTCTAGTATATAAAACAGCTACGAGCTCGTGGCAAACTACAAAGTTATTGAACGAGGGACAACAACTCGATTCAGGAGAATTTTAATAGGAGACAAAGATGGCAGCAATTGTTAGAATAAAAAGATCTGCGACTTCGGGAAACCCTACTACACTTGGTGCAGGGGAACTCGCATATTCAGGTCTTACTGATAACGGATCTAATGGTGGTGATAGACTATATGTTGGATTCGGTACAGAGACTGCAGGGAATGCAGCAAACCACTTCGTAATAGGTGGTAAATATTTTACAGACATAATAGATGGAGCAACTAATGCTAACACAGCAAACAAGTTAGTAAAGAGAGATGGCTCAGGAGATTTTTCAGCAGGTACTATTACTGCAAACTTATCAGGTAATGCATCTACAGCAAGTTCTGCTGCAGCTTGGACTACTGGAAGAACTATTACTATCGATGGTGATGTAGATGGTTCTGCTACAGGTGTTGATGGTTCAGGTGATGTAACAATTACTACTACTATGGATTCTACAGGTGTCTCCGCAGGATCTTATGGTAGTTCTACTGCTATACCAAATATTACTGTTGATGCTAAAGGTCGTATTACTGCTGCCAGTACTTCCTCTATCACAACTTCATTCACACTTACTGACGGATCTAATTCAGAAACTATCGCAGGTGGTAATACTTTAACAGTCACAGCTGGAGAAGGTATCGATGCAGTAGTTGGCTCAACTGATACTCTAACTATTTCAGCAGAAGATGCTACCTCTTCTAATAAAGGTATCGCATCTTTCGGTGGAGACTTTAGTGTTAGTTCGGGAGCAGTATCCTTGGCCAACAACTCTATTACTATCGGATCCGACGCAGTTGCACTAGGTGCTACTAGAACAGATATAAATGGATTAACAAGTTTAGATGTTGATAATCTAACATTAGATGCTAATGCTATTACTTCAACAGATAGTAATGGAAATATAGAGCTCTCTCCTAATGGTACAGGAACTGTTGTAGTACCAGCATCATATGAAGCAAGGTCAGGATTTAGTTCTCAATCATTAGTAAATAAAGCATATGTAGATTCTGTCACTTCAGGTCTTTCAGTTAAGACTCCTGTAAAAGTTGCTACTACTGGAAACCTTACTGCGACTTATAATAATGGAGCAGGAACTCTAACAGGAACTACTAACTTTGCACTATCAGTTGATGGTGTAACAGTTTCAGTAAACGATAGAATATTAGTTAAAGACCAAACTACTGCTGCTCAGAATGGTTTCTATAAAGTCACAGCTACTGGTTCAGGATCTGCTGCATTCGTTTTAACTAGAACTCCTGACGCAGATGCTGCATCAGAACTAGTTGCTGGTGCTTTTGCTTTCGTTGAAGAAGGTACTGCTAACGCAGATAATGGTTATGTACTATCAACAGATGGAGCTGTCACACTAGGTACGACTGCTATTAACTTTGAGCAGTTCTCAGGAGCAGGTCAAATTAGTGCTGGTGATGGTCTAAGTAAAACAGGAAACTCATTATCTTTAAATGTAGATGATAGTTCAATAGAAATAAATGCCGACACTGCTAGAGTAAAAGCATTAGGTGTTACGAATGCGATGTTAGCAGGAAGTATCGCTAATGCTAAATTATCAAACTCAAGTGTCACAATTAATAGTAATTCGCTCGCATTAGGTGCTTCTTTAACTCTAGACACAGACGACATAGGTGAAGGATCCACTAATCAATATTACACTAACGCAAGATCTCGTGCTGCTCTAAGTGTCACTGGTAGCACAGGACTATCTTATAATGATAGTACAGGTGTCCTAGCAGGACTAGATGCTACCACATCAGTAAAAGGTGTTGCATCTTTCGCTTCAGCAAACTTTACAGTCACAAGTGGAGCAGTAGCAATAACAGGTGTAGATGGCGGAACTTACTAAAAGTTATAAGAAATAATTTTTTTATAACTAACTTAATAGGAATGGTTCATGTCAACTGTAATAAAAGTAAAAAGATCTGAAACTGCATCAAGTGTTCCAACCACTTCCGACTTAGCTGTCGGTGAAATAGCAGTAAATACAGCAGACAAGAAAGTTTATGTTCGTGCTTCAGGTGGTGTAGTAGAAGTTGCGAATGTTGTAGCAGGTGGTGCTTCAGGAGATATTACCGAAGTTCTTACTGCGACTGGTTCAGGTTTAACAGGTGGCTCAACTGCTGGTTCAGCAAACCTAGCAATTAATGTAGACGATTCCTCTCTACAAATATCAGGAAATACAGTACAAGTAAAGGCAAGTGGTGTCACGAATGCTATGCTTGCTAACTCAGGTGTTACAATAAATTCACAATCATTATCATTAGGTGGTGCACTAACATTAGACTCAGATAATATTGGCGAAGGATCTACCAATCTTTACTACACTAACGAAAGAGTTGATGATAGAATATCAGCTCTAGTTCAAAATGGTACTGGATTATCTTGGACATATAATGATGCTTTAAATACATTTACTCCTGCAGTTTCTTTATCCTCTTTTGATACTGATAATTTATCAGAGGGTTCTACTAATTTATACCACACAAGTGGGAGAGTTAATACATTAATAGATACACGAGTCACAAAAACTTTTGTTGATAATTTAAATGTAGTTGCTGCAAGTGCTACAGGTAATGCTGCCACTGCTACAGCTTTGGCTAGTGCTCAAAATTTTAGTTTGACTGGAGATGTCACTGCTTCAGCAGTTTCATTTGATGGCTCAGGTGCAGTTCAACTTACTACCGATATTGCTGCTAACTCTATTACTCCTACTGAATTAAATGTCACAGATGCTGCAGGTGCATTACAATCTGATGGAGCAGGAAACTTATCATTCGGCACAGTTAGTGCTTCATTTTCTGCGATAGGAGAACATGTATTACCATCAGTTGACGATACTTACGATTTAGGATCCTCTACTAAAAAATGGAGAAACCTTTATGTAGGTGGCGATACAATATTTTTAGATGACGCAAAAATTATGAAGAGTGGTGGAGCTCTAATGATGAATGCTGGTGTATCAAACTCTATTGCTTCTGTTACAATATCAAACGCAGGAGCAGGTTATCTAACTCAACCAACTCTTACTTTTCCTTTACCTGATACCTCTGGTGTAGATACTGTAGTTATATCGACTCCAGGTGCAGGATATACTTCTGCTCCTACTGTTACAATAGATGCTCCAGCAGCAGGTGGTCGTCAAGCTACAGCAACTGCCACGATAGCTGATGATGGAAATGGTACGAATACATTTTCAGTAAGTGGAGTCGTAGTTGATGATGGTGGTTCTGGTTATCCGACAGCACCTAATGTAAGTTTCTCTGCTCCAGGTGGATCTGGTATTCAAACTGTTGGTAGTACAACAGTTTCTGCTTCAACTAATGGTGGCTCACAAGCATCTGCTTTCGCTGGTATTAATGTAAATACTGGAGAGATTACTTCGGTGACTATGGTATCAAACGGAGCAGGTTATACGAGTGTGCCAACTTTAACAGTTTCAAGTCCTAATGTAGATACAACTTTTAATGTAACAGTATATAACGACTACGCATCAGGGAATAATTATTATACTTTATCTGGTGGCATAAACGAATCTTTAGATATAATACAGGGACAAACATATACATTCGATTTATCTTCCTCTACGCACTCTGGTCATTTATTTGCACTTAGTGCTACTCAAGATGGTACACATGGTGGAGGAACTAAATTAACTTCAGGTGTGACATATAATGGTACACAAGGAACAACAGGAGCAACTATGGTATTAGTTGTAGATGCTAATACCCCAAGCACTCTGTATCCTTACTGTGAAACGCATTCAGGAATGGGTGGTACGACTTCATTAACTAAATTAGCAAGTGGTACGCAGGCAGTATTAACACCAGTTCTAGCAACATATGATGATACTTTAAATAAAAAAATAGCGATGGAACCTTTTGCTCTAGCGATGTCTATCGCACTAGGGGGATAAAAAGGAACTAAATAGTAGTATGGCAAATCCAGCAACAAGAGAACAATTAAAAGATTACGCATTACGATCCCTCGGATCGCCAGTGATAGAAATAAATGTGGCTGAAGAACAGCTAGAAGATCGCTTAGACGAAGCGATAGAGTATTTTAATATTAATCACTGGAATGGTACTGAACGAGCATACTTCTCACATAACATTACAGGTACGACCATAGAGCTTACTTCTGCTGTAGCAGGTAATTTTACTGCAGGAGAAACTTTTGTTGGTACTAACTCTGGAGCGAAATCAGTTGTACATAAAACTTCTGCTGGTTCAAATATTATATATCAAAAAATTAATAATTTAGAGATTGCTCCTGACGGATTTACTGTTGGTGAAACTATTACAGGGGAAAGTTCTGGAGCAACAGCTGTAATTAATACTATTACGAAAGGTGATACTGAGAATGGATACATTCCTGTCACTGATGAAATATTTGGAGTTCAAAAAGTATTTACAGTGTTCTCTAATACTACCGACTCTAGAAACATATTTGATTTACAATATCAACTAAGATTAAATGATTTATATGATTTAACTTCTACAAGTATCGTTTACTATACGACTGTTATGGGTCATTTATCTTTACTTGATATGATGTTAAATGGTAAAACTTTATATCGTTTTAATAGAATGCAGAATAGATTGTTTATCGATTTAGACTGGCGAAGTGATGTAAAGATAGGAGATTTTATTTTAGTTGATGTATATAAAGCATTAAATCCTAATACCTATACAAAAGTGTATGGCGAACCATGGATGAAAAAATATACTACTGCCCTGTTCAAGAAACAGTGGGGACTTAATCTTAAAAAGTTTTCGGGACTAGTTCTTCCTGGAGGTGTATCTATGGATGGCGATGGTATATATAACGAAGCCATGAATGAGATACAACAACTAGAAGACGAACTTATAGGAAAAGGTGCACCACTAGAATTCTTTACAGGGTAATTAAATGGCAGGCAGAAATACTTACATATCTCAAGGAGTAGCATCTGAACAGAATTTAATAGAGTCTTTAATTATTGAGTCTCTAAAAATTTATGGTCAGAATGTTTTTTATATTCCTAGAACTCAAGTAGCCAAAGATGAAATCTTAGGTGAGGATCCTCTATCTAAATTTGAACACGCATTTCCTATCGAGATGTATTTTGAGAATGTAGATAACTTAGGAGGTCAAGGACCATTCATTCAGAAGTTTGGTTTATTTAACGAGTTAAGTGCTACACTAGTTGTAGCTAGATCTAGATGGACGGAGCTCGTTGGCCAGCATGGTAATACCTTTGTGCCTAATAGACCGAACGAAGGAGACCTAATTTACTTCCCTCTTACTAAAGGATTATTTGAAATTAAATTTGTACAACATCAAGATCCTTTTTATCAACTAGGAAAATTATATACATTTAAAATGGAAGTTGAGTTGTTTCAATATGCTTCTGAAAAAATTGATACAGGTGTTGCTGATATCGATAAGTTCGAAGAACTTAAAACTTTCTCAGCAGATCCTACTAGAACTGAAAATATGTTTGTTGATACTATAACTGTAACGAATGTGGGCAAGGGTTATACTACTGCTCCTGGAATTACTTTCACAGGTGGTACACCTAGCACTACTGCTACTGCTACTTGTACGATTGACGCAGAGGGTAGAATAAACACAGTCACTATTACTAATGTAGGAAACGGATATAACGCAGTTCCTACTATTACTATCGACGCACCACCTTCTGGTGGAACTCAAGCTACAGCAACTGCTACTATTAAACTTAATGTAGATAGACAAGGTGGTTATGCTGATAACTTAGAACTTGAAACTGAAAGACAACCTACCACTAACGAAAAAGTTGCTTGGTCAGAAAATAATCCGTTCGGAGAATTCTAATGCTAGGTAAAAATCCATATTATCATCAAACGATGAGAAACTGTATTATCGGTTTCGGTAAGATGTTTTCAGATTTAGAGTTCGAAAGAAAAGATAATACTGGTGCAGTACAACAAAAAATACTAGTACCGATAGCATATGGTCCGAAAGAAAAATGGGTTCAAAGATTAGAACAAG